TTCGCCATCAAGGGCGTAACCGTCAATATTCTTAGAAATGTATTTAGCGACATAGCCGGTCGCACTGCCTTTCTCAGGGTCAATCGCTTCGGCGTGAAAGCGTGCTTTTTTGGCTTTGTCGCTTTTCAGCTCATGACTATCTTCCTGCCATGCGTAATCACGGATGACGCGGCGAACACGTTCGACATCCTCCGGCAACATAAACATAAGCATGTGCCAGTGAGGGGTCGCGTCATGATGCGGTTCGGCGACACGGATGCCGAAAATGCGGATGTCTTCCCGATGCAGTTTCGCCCTCATGCGCGCCCAAAGACTGGTGAGATAACCCTGTGTATCTGACGGGCTGGCTCCTTTCCATTTGCTGTTACGGTATCCCGCTTTAGTTGTGGCGTGATATTTGGATGGCGCAGTGAGGGTGTAAAATTCGCCGACATAGCCGAGGTCATTACAGATGTTTTCGAAACCGCGAATACGCGTCATGAGCTCGCAACGGCGGATCGCAGGATTGGCGACCGAGCCGTCATATTTCTCAATCAGGCTAATCCGGTTGCCTTCTTCATCTTCGAGCTCAAGCCCCTTGAGAAACTCGCGAGTCCGACGCTTTTGCTCGCGCCAGTCTGTTACGCAGTTTTTGCTCGCATAGACATGTTTTTTCTTACTGACGTTACCGACAGCAATTTGCAGATGTTCGCGCCACGCAGACGCAACACGACGCAAACGGCCACGCCACCATGTTTCGGTAAACATGCGGATCACAGCGGGGGCAATGTCCTTTTTGTCGAAGAATTTCTTTGTCACTCGCTCCCAGTGAGGAGGGGTGACATTGAATTGTTGAGAGATAAAACCGGCGTGCATGTACCAGGTATAAAGCGTTTTGAGTTCACCAAACCCGGCGTCGTCGATATGTGCCAGCTCTGAACGGATGAAGTTAGCAATGTCACCGGCCAGCAGGTCGATATCGGCGCGTGACATATCCGGTAGTCGGTTAAATCTAGCAATCATATTCACCATACGTGACGCCAGATATTGCATTAGCTGAGTATCGAAATGACCGCCGAAAACAGCGGCAGAAACTTCGCTTTTGATGCCGGTACATTCATATTTTTTTTCGACCAGTTCGAGACGCGGCAATGCCTTTTTGCAAAAGCTGATTAAAAAGGCATTGGCTCGTTCACTGCCCTGCGTTTGCTCCAGCACGGTAGCCGTGCGGTTAACCTCAAATCGCACGCACTCTGGCTGATGGGCAAGCGCCTTACGCGCATGCAGCAAAGCCGCGAACATTCTGTCGCGGCGGTGCTGTTGCTCATAGGTAAGATATGGGCTGGCTAATGCAGACCCCGGAGTGTTCCACGGGTAAGCAAACTGAATAGCCAATTCATACCCCCCGATAATGCTTTAATTTAAGCTCTGTGATTTGCTGGCAGGTAACGCAAAAGATCACACCCGATATCGCTACACGTCGAGCCTCAGGAATTGGTGCATCACATTCTTCGCACAGCAGGCGAGACGGTGCAGCGTTACGGCTGCGAGCATTGCTGATATGGCGCTCGCGGTCTTCCTGCTCGCGCTGTTGTGCTAAATCCATTGCATCGGCCATTAGTGCAACTCCTGTGATTCGTTCTCAAAGCGGCAGGCTTCACGCCGCAGCAATTCAGCGGCTTCTGTGCCGTTCATACCCTCTTTGGTGATGTGGATAGCGAGCGCCTCAAGGCGGATTGAAACAGCGAGGGCTCGGTCTTTACGTTCTTCTTTTCTGGCATCTGTCAGCAATACGGCCAGCGCATCGCTGTCAGTTTTAAAACTACGGGATTGGGTATTACGCATAAGCAACTCTCCTGATTTCAGGCAATAAAATGCCCGGCGGGTTTACGCCATTAATTCTCTGTCTTGATTAATTCGGCATGGTTAGCCGTTTGGGAAATAAGCTCACTACTGCGCGAAAATGATTCATCGCGGTAATAAGCGCTTTTTTCTCCTCAGTAGTCAGCTCACTTAATTTGAGCTCATGGCGAGCATTTGGGATTTTCGCCAGATAGAAAATGGCGGACAAAGCACGGCTATTTTCTTCAAACAGCGGATCGCGCTTATCACGCATATCAGCAACAAAGCGCTCAAGCTCTTTACTGCTATCACCCCAGTGTTTCGCTCGCAGCTCTGCAACGTAGTTGAGACCGGCCAGGCGCTCACCGGCCATTAACGGTGCAGCTTGCGGCACAGCTTCGATAGTCATGAATCCTCCTTATAGCGGGAAGATAAACCAGCCAGTAAATCAGCCTGCGAGCGGCTCGGGTGCCAGCGCTTACCATCTTTCCCCATGATCCAGCCGTGACCACTGTGCATGGCAGGGCTTTGCTTAATGAGAAGAGAGGCGAATGAAGGTTCATTTTTCAACATAGCCACCTCACATAAGACCGAATGACGCGCCAATACCACTCATGGTATCAACCGCACTTGCCATTGCAGGATTAGCCTGGAGGCGAGCCTGTAGAGCGAGGGCCGAAAGCGAGAGCATACGAATACCGGCATTAACGCTTTCAATCATGGTGCTCTTACGTGCTGGGGTCAGGCGTTCTGTTGAAACTGCGCCGCTTGCCAGTTCGCCGAGTTCACTCATGGCGCGCATGACGTAGGACTGCAATTTGTCTTTCGCCAGTTCGTTAACCGGCACGCATGGCAGACAATGGATCTGAGCCAGAAAACCATCGACGAGAGTCGAGTCTTCGGTCAGGTCAGTCAGCAGCCATAACTCTGTCGGTGTGAACTGGTGAGGCTGTTCCGGGTTGAGCTTGTTACGTAACGTTTGAACATTCATACCCGCACGGTCTGACAGCTTTGCCATGTTGTGACGCTGCGCGAAAGCCCGGCACGCTTCGTCGTAGTGGGGATGTTTGGAAATCTGAAAATCAAACATGTTGCATCCTTAAAATTCACTTAAAGTGAATATGGATTCTCAATGATTAGCTGAAAACGAGCATGTCCCAAAGCCTTACGCAGTTGTTCTTCTTTCCAGCGAGCGTAATAAATTCGGATTGGGCCACCTGCTTTCTTACAACCTTTTCGGATGACACGTTTTTCGATTGGTACACGCGGGGTATCTCCTGTAGTCCAGCGATAAGCAGTCCGCTCAGACACACCCTCAAGCTCCGCAAACTGCTGAAGCGTGACCACGGGAGACGGGATTTTGATGATTGCGATTTCAGAAGCCATGTTGCATGATTCCTTATTTGAGAATTTTAGACAGTGAGCACATAGTTTTTGCCGACGTTTGCCACTCACTGCCACCGTTCACAGCGATACTAATATTAATTTTAGTATCAATCAACAATGGAATGCTAATTTTAATGATTGAAGCCAATTTTAATAACGAGGCGTTACTAAATAGGATTTGCGAGGTTTATGGGTTTACACAAAAAATCCAGCTAGCGAATCACTTCAACATAGCCGCGAGCTCCCTACAGAATCGCTACACACGGGGCAATATGTCGTACGATTTTGCAGTTCATTGCGCACTCGAAACCGGGGTGAGTCTTAAATGGCTCATGACTGGTGAGGGTGAAAAAAATCTATCAACCGATGAAGTTTCACGTTCTATCGAGCTCGCATCATTCACTTTAAGTGAAGGTGAGTTAACCAAGGTTGGAACTATTGCGATCGATCATCAGCTTTTCACAAAGCAACTCAAAAAAGGTATCTGCGTGAAGAGCGATAACAGCACTTATATCATTGAGCAGGAATCCTCTTTGTCTGACAGTCTTTGGTTAGTTGATATTGAAGGCGCAATTAGCCTCCGAGAGTTAACGGTGCTCCCCGGGAAAAGATTGCACGTAGCGGGCGGTAAAGTGCCGTTTGAGTGTGGGGTTGATGAGATAAAAATGATCGGTCGTGTTGTGGGTGTGTTCAGCGAGGTTAATTGATGACTGTCCGTAAAAATCCCGCTGGCGGCTGGATTTGTGAGCTCTATCCAAACGGGGCAAAAGGCAAACGCATCAGAAAGAAATTCGCTACCAAAGGCGAAGCGCTGGCCTTTGAACAGTACACCGTGCAAAACCCGTGGCAGGAAGAAAAAGAAGACAGACGCACGCTAAAAGAGCTGGTTGAGGCATGGTTTAGTGCTCACGGCATTACATTGAAAGACGGCATAAAACGTCAGTTAGCAATGCACCACGCCTTTGAGTGTATGGGCGAACCGCTCGCACGCGATTTTGATGCGCAGATGTTTTCCCGTTACCGAGAAAAGCGTTTAAAAGGTGAGTATGCCCGTTCAAATAGGGTGAAAGAAGTGTCGCCTCGCACACTCAATCTTGAACTGGCCTACTTTCGGGCGGTGTTCAACGAGTTAAACCGCCTCGGTGAATGGAAGGGTGAAAACCCGCTGAAAAACATGCGCCCTTTCCGCACAGAAGAAATGGAAATGGCCTGGCTAACTCAAGATCAGATTGCGCTGTTGCTCGGCGAGTGCAAACGGCATGACCACCCTGATTTAGAAACCGTGGTAAGAATCTGCCTCGCCACTGGCGCGCGGTGGTCTGAGGCCGAGAGCCTGAAAAAAAGCCATCTCGCGAAATACAAAATCACCTACACCAACACGAAAGGCAGAAAAAATCGCACCGTTCCCATCAGCAAAGTGCTATACGACTCCCTGCCTGATGATAGAAAAGGCCGGTTGTTTAGTGATTGTTATGGCGCGTTCCGGTCTGCGCTGGAAAGAACAGGCATAGAATTACCGGCAGGACAACTTACCCACGTTTTGCGTCATACCTTCGCCAGCCACTTTATGATGAATGGTGGTAATATTCTGGTCTTGCAGCGCGTGCTCGGACATACAGACATCAAAATGACGATGCGGTATGCGCACTTTGCCCCTGACCATTTAGAAGACGCAGTAAAATTCAATCCATTGACTTGCCTCGCTATTAAGGATGAAATCGCATGTTAATTATAGATTTTAATGACAATAAAATAGACATTAAAAATAAGATAAGCACTTCCTTAAATCTAATCCTTACAACCATTATAAATCTCAATATCATTAATCAACTATTAGAATTCAGAGAGATAAAATTCCTACCAGATGGTGAAATGGGTGAATTTCTAACATTCAGCAATATCAATTCTAATTTCTATTATTCAGACTCTCTTGAGCAAAAATACAACATAAACTCTAACGACCTGTTTGAATTCCTAGAGCTTTCCCTAGAGAATAAGAAAACATCTCCCGAAAACGATGCAATGCTTGAAGCTTGCAAGGACTCAATTTTAGAGAATTTCATCACAGAATATGGATGTACAACCGCATCTGATTTCGGAATTCTTGATGTTTATTCAAGAGATATAGAGTTGCTCGAAGAGGATTACGCTGAGGTCATAGAAATACTAGAAATCCTACAGGATAAGCCCAATCAACTGAAAAAACACAACATTGTCCTATCTTCTTTCTCTCGCACATTATGTTCCTATCTTGATTCATTATCACGAGAGTATTTAGGTGCTATTTTTTCCAATAGCCATTATTTTATTTGCAAATTAATTCGTGATAAAAAAGATTTTTTAAAAATAACCAATGATAAAACAGGCTCTATCATTACGAGTTCCATACTGGGCAAGAAACTTAAAAACACAATAGTAGATTTCTACGGGCTTTCTGAAACTGAGAATGCAAATCTGCATGAAATTTACGCACCCAAAATTGCAGAGTTAGAAAGAGTTATAGAAAGCAGGAATGAGATAATGCATAGATTCAAACCTCACAAGCAACACTATAATACTATTTTATATAAATGGGAGGTATTCGGAAAATTCTTTAATGAAATTCATGAGGAATACAATAATGAAAACAGAGTTGGGACAGATTTTTTACTGAGTAACTGCCTAGATATAATGAAGAAATTATCATATGATCACAATTATGTTTCTAAAAAACTGATTCCAATTCACACGGAACAATATGGTATTTGA